TTCTTTGCAGATTGCAAAAGCTGTTCCGGCGACCACCCATCTTTAATCCTTGCGAGATACTTTTTATAGGCTTCTCCCTTACCAACTTTCCGAGGATATACATTCCAAAAATCTTCAAAATCCGTGGAATAGGCGTTTGTTTTCTCGGTTGCTTTTTCACTTGGCTTATCAATGGTAGATACCTTTTCAGCCTTTTGCGTTGGCTTAGCCTCTTTTTTTCTTGCTCTTTCTTCTCTTTTTCTTTCCCTCTCCCTATCTCGCACATCAAGAGCCTTGTACCATTGCTTCTGCCATTCGTTCCAGTCATGAATGTAAAGACCATCTTCATCAATATCTATCCATTTCGTCTTTATAAGAGCATCCACGGAATCAACAGGATCCAACCTATCGCTTAAACCGGAATATATAACCTTTGCTACATCAGACTTGGTTGCTCCAACTATCTTTCCATATCTGTCTGAGTTGTGAATTCCCCAAAGCCATAAGGTTATAAGCAAGCCAAGAGCTTCATTCTGACTGGCATTAAGTTCCTTAGCAAACAGCCTTAGTTTTGCCCCTACTACCGACTCGTGGACACTTATCCATGCCATACTTCCTCCTAAATAGCCATAGTCAAATCCATAATGGAAATTGGGCTTCTCAGCACTCGATTGTGCTTACAACAATCGCATACATCGCATCTATCCGGTTCATCTTCTCCGTTTTTAACTGTTAAAACCCTCCCTATATTGGCTCTGACCAATTCGAGAGCTTCATCCAGATAATTTTGCGTTACTTGGATAATTCGTATATCAGGCTCGGTTTCTTTCGTTGCCGCCGCTATAAAAAACGGTAATTTCTTTCCGGTGTTTATCTCAACAACACTCTGGTAAATGGCTCCCTGAATGTCGTAATTCCAATACCGGACAAAATCCAAGTAGCCAATATCTTTAACCCATTTATTCTCCGTGATACTGGCCATAATTTTCAAATCAACTATGGCAACTCCAGGAATGTAGGAATCCATCTTGATTTTCCACTTGCACCCAAACAAATCGGCTGTCATTATCGTCTGCTTTTCCCCGGACAGGTATTTCATGAAATACTCATCCCTTTCGATTCTTGAGATAATATCCTCTGCTTTCTTGTATGGGGCCTTGAGTTCTCCTGACCTTGAAAAAATATCCGGATTTTCATTCATGAACCTATCAAGCGTTCCTTCTACATATGAATCAACATAACTCCCAACTAGCATTGCTGTAGTCGGTTCAGGATTCCACCGCCCCTCCAGTTTTTCCATAGCTTCAAACTCACAGCCACGCCGTCCATAAGTCCCTACAAAGTCCTTGAACTGGGAAACGCTCATATATTCAAGGTTAGCTTCTTTGCTATAATAGTTTTCACTGTTCAATATCATGGCTTCTCCTTATATTCCAACGCTTTTTGTATACTCCACCCAAGTTTTAGCCTTTTTAGTATCCTGTGATAAGGGATGTTTTGTTTTATACTCCATTCTTTAATGTTATGAGTTTCATTACCACAAGAAATCAAGACACACCTTGTAGTGTTGTTTTGTTGCTGTTGTATTGTTATCCATCTACAGTTTTGTGGCTCGTAATTCTTATTTACATCAATTCTATCTAGCGTACATTTACCAAAATCAGTATCACGGTATCCGTTAGAATATGCCCATTTCCTGAACAATGAATACCCACCTTCAGACAACCATTCTTTGCATACGGAAATCCCTCTCCCACCATAGTTTTTGTAAGCCTTGCACTTTGGATTGTTACATCGCTGTTTCATCGATATAAAAACCTTGTACAGTTTTGAGTTTTTTGCATCATACTTACAATCACTTCTTTTTCTTCTTGTGCAACCGCAAGATACTGTCTGGCCATTGCGCAATTTATCGTTTCTAACCTCTATTACGCCTCCGCAATCGCATAAACACTTATAATAAATATGCTTCCCTTTATTTTGGATTCTTTGCTTAACCAGTAATTTTCCGTACTTTATTCCAACCAATGATACAAATTTTCCCATTTTTTACTCCTGAGTAATATCAAGAAATTCTGCTTCTTCAGCTTCAGGATGTTCCTGCTTTTCAATCTGTTCCGGTTTGTTTTCAAACGGATCCTCGGCGGCAATAACATCAGGCTGATTATCTCCGTACTCACCTTCTCCTTCTTCATCAAAGTCCTTTTGGTCATCAACAATCGCTTTTTGCATCTCTACCGACAAGATTCCCCATTTGCTGAGAAGCATTTTGATAACTGTTTTCTTTGCCATCGCATCAAAGTCAGTCGTCCATTTACTGCTCTGCTTATTGTCATTTAGGTCATACCTGTATGACTGAGAATATCTCTTAGCGTGGTTTTCAACTTCTTTCTTGCTCATAAACAGCTCTTTTGTGAAGCCGGATGTAAGCTTGAACCATCCGTAATACCCGACAATTTTTTCTGTATCTCCTGCTTCTCTTTGACTGGTTTGAGAAAAATCCTTTACAAACTGGCACTCTCCGGTTATGGGGTTATAGGACAGCAGTTCATCCTCATAAACCTCTGAACAATTCATTTTTTCATACTGACCTGTTCTAATAGCCAACTGAATAAAGCCTTTGTACATCATTTGAAACTGTGCAAGGTCTTTCTTTACCCATTGCCCGGTCTGCTTATCCTTAAATGTTCGCTTGTATGGCACGAGTGCCGCAAAACCAAGATTGCTGTCTATCGGCAAGTCAAATGATGCCGCAACAAAGGATGCCGCCATGATACTATTTGCATCGCACACCTTTAATTGTGGAGATGCCGATACCACATTTGCGATAGATGCCATGAACTGTGGGGCTTTTTTTCCAAGAACCTCTTGGAATCTCTTTTTTACAGCATCATCATTCAGCAATCCCTTAATTTGTGCAACTGGACCAACAGCTTGTTTTTTAGCTTCTACAACCTGTGTGTTCTCTCCCATAGTTTCCTCCTTATTATTCAACCGCCTGAGTTAATTCCTCGCCAACTAACTCAAGAATTTCTTCAACATTCATATCCTCTAAACAATTCTTGCAAATACAACCTTTGCTAGTCTTGAAATACCAGTCTCCTTCATAGATGCCTTCTTCGCACTCAATGCACCTCGTAATTGGTGGAACTTCCGGTGCATCAGGGCATCCAGGAGAACATACTGGCAAAACACAATCTCTACACATCAATCTCCCCTCCTATTGTGAAACAGCTCTTGTATCTCAAGAACTATCTTCTTTATCAGGTAGGCAACAATAAGCAGAATTGGAGTAATCAGAACCTCGCCACCTATCACAAAGCAACCTCTTACTGCCATACAATAGTCAACAGCAATGCAAGTCAATGTACCGCCTAGCATGATGCAATAAAGCCAAATCCAATTTTTGTAGATGAATTTTTCGAATCTTCCCATTTTTAGCCTCATTTTTCTGCAAAAAAATAATGGTCCTGATGCTTGAATAGAAATTTCAAATTTCTCTCATGCCACTTGGACTTGCACTTCATCTTGAAATACAATGCTCCTTGGCTTTCATCCCATCCATTTGCCACCATGTCCAATGCTCTCCAACAATCATCATCAGGAACTACCTTTTCAAACTTTCCTTCAAGAACTGGACTGAATTGCTTTCTTTGGTAAATAACGCCACTAACAGTATCAGGAAACTCATTCTTCCCATACATTCTGTTTAGAACAACTCTAATCACCAAAGCCTTTCCAACTGTGTCCTGGTCCCCTGCTTCTGCCATTGCTATTTTCGCAAGCAAATAGCTATCATAGCCATCAAGCATAATCCCTATATTCTCTTTTGCTTCTTGTTGTGGCTCATCCCTAGCCACCGGATCCTCATGGTATACATAAACGCTTTCATCTGTATCATCCGGAACCCCACCAAATGTTCCATGATTGCTTGTTATGTATACAATGATTCCAACAGCAATCATCGCTTTATGCCACCGAGCTTTTCTGTCCATCTTTTTTCCTCACTGTGAATATCCCTACATTCAGTCCTTGAAATTTCTCAATCGCTTCATCAAGCTCCGCATCGCTTGAAATTCCATATTCTTCTTTCAGGATTATTCTTAGTTTCTCCGCATCCATACCGGCTATTCCTTTAACACCTTTTCTCCAACAAGTTTCAGCTCACTGATTGCAAGTGCCATTTCCTCAAGCTTTTGAATTATCTCCTTCAGAACCGGCTTTTCTTCCTCCGTGATTACTCCATCGGATGCAATATCAATCAGGCTTTTCTGAATGTTCTTTACTTCTTCTGAATCCATTCCTTTTAGGATTCTTAAAGCAATGCCTTCAATCCCACTAACGGATGTAGCAAGTGGAATATGCTTTCCGATAGGACACTCATTTTTGCAATATCCTGTCTTTAATTCAGGGCAGTTATACAAGTCAGCCATGAGAACTACCTTGTCCACTGGAACAAATTTGGTGATTCCCAATTCATAGTCTGCAAGTGTCGATGTTGAAATACCTAACAGTTCAGCCGCACCCTCTCTACTAAATAGCTTTTCGTTGTATAAAGCCGCATTTTTTCTAGCACGAAAATACACATTCTGTATTTCTTTTGTGCAATCATTACCCATTTTTCGCACCCTTCCTTCCGGCTATAATTTCATTAAGTGTAAGAATCTTGGATATTAAGCTCATTGCTAATAGCCTTGATTGCTACTTCCGAATATGCCCGACCATTCACAATCGCTGATATGTACTGCCTGGACATACCGATTTTGTTCGCAAGCTCATGTACTGACATATCTTCATCAATCAGTTTTTTTTGAGCCTCTTTACACCACTTCGGTAATGGTCTTGCCATGCTTACAATTCCCTCCTTTCTTTTGCTTACAATTCACTTTTTTACAAGGAAGTGATAAAATGTAATTTACTTTTCACTTACCTTTATTGCTGATTATTGCGTTAGTGATTTGTATTATACATAACAATAGTTTGTATATTACTATTTGTCAATGTATTTTTTCGTAATTTACAATTTATTTTTTGGAGGTATGGATATGGAAACAATGATTGATAGGTTCTACTCGCTGATGGATGAAAAGAACATGAAAGCGGCACAAACCGCAAGAGAAGTGGGGATTTCGCCATCTGCTTTTACAGAGTGGAAAACCGGAAGAACAAAACCAACCCTTGATGTTGTGATAAAGTTTGCTAACTACTTTCATGTTTCTTTAGATTATTTGGTCTTCGGAGACGAGTTTCGTTTTTCAAATCCCGATGATAAAGTGCTTGCTTTAAGCCATAAAGAACAGGCCTGTATAAAAAAATTCAGAAGACTAAATCCGGTACTTCAAGATAGACTTTTAATTTTTGCAGATGGAATGATTGCCGCAATGCCTGACTCTGAATCGGGCGATGAAAAAAGATTATCAGTTTAGAATCAAGGCGAAAGAATCGTGATACAGATTCAAATAAATAAAAGGACAAATAATAATGGATAAGGCCTCAAACAAAGTCGCTATTTATATCAGAGTTTCAACAACTCATCAAATAGATAGGGACTCTATTCCGATGCAAAAAAGCGACCTGATTGCCTATACAAAGCTAATGCTCAATACTGAGGACTATGTGATTTTTGAAGATGCAGGCTATTCAGGAAAGAATACGGATAGACCTAACTTCCAAAAAATGATGAGTCAAATACGCAGTGGAGCATTTACTCACTTGCTTGTTTGGAAGATAGATAGAATATCAAGAAACCTCCTAGACTTTTCATCAATGTATAAAGAACTGAAGGAACTTGGAGTAGTCTTTGTGTCCAAAAATGAGCAGTTCGATACTTCTACAGCAATGGGAGAAGCAATGCTGAAAATCATCTTGGTTTTTGCAGAGCTTGAGCGAAACATTACCTCAGAGCGTGTAACAGCAACAATGATTTCAAGGGCATCAAATGGGCAATGGAATGGAGGACGAGTCCCTTTTGGTTACGACTACGATTATGATAGCAAGACTTTTTCAGTAAACGAGCAGGAGTCAGTAATAGTAAAACTGATCCACGACAAATACGAGGAAATGCAGTCGCTTGTCCAGGAAGCACGATACCTTAATGAACATGATTTCAGGACAAGAGAAGGCAACGAATGGAGTCCGGTAACATTGCTCATAATTCTTCGCAATATCTTTTACTGCGGAGATTATCAGTACAACACTCTCAAAGAGGGTAACAGGCAAAAGGTCAAAGACGAAAGCGAATGGGTAATTGTAGAAAGCCACCATGATGCCATAATTTCAAGGGAACAGAAACAGCGGATTATCGGATTGCTTGAATCAAACAAGCGATTATCAAGACGGAACAAAAGCACAAAGTACAATCATGTATTTGCAGGATTGCTTTTTTGTTCCGGATGCGGAAAAGCGATGGGTGGAAGTCCTGCAACGCCAAGAAAAGGATGGAGCTATTCAAAATACAGTTGCTACTCAACAAGAAAAAATGCTCTTTTGAATTGCAAATCCACATCGGATGCTATTTTGGGTGAATTTGTTTTTAACTATATTTTGAATATCCTAAATGCAAAAAAAGCTTCTTCTAGCTTTAATAGCAATTTGGATTTGGAAAAAATGCTTCTTTCAGGTATTTCATTTTCTAACATCTCAGGAATCAAAGAAGAAGGCCTTACAGAGCTTTACAATATGATGCAGGAGACTGATAAGAATACAGATATTTTTGGAAAGCCAAAAAAATCATCCGGAAGCAAAAACATATCAGAGCTTTCTAAACTGAGAACAGAAAAGAAGAAAACAGAAATAGCCCTAGACCGACTAACAAACCTTTTCCTGTTTTCGGATAAAGCATTATCAGAGAAAGAGTATCTGATCCAAAAAGAAAAGCTTATCGGAACATTAGACGATATAAACGAAAAAATAGGAATTATAAATTCTAACGAATGGCATCAAACAATAAGTGACACAGAGTTCATAAAACGAGCTTCAGAATTTGTCTTAGCAAAGAAACTGGCTGACAGAAAATACATCTCATACAAGAGTCTTGCCTTATCGGTCGATGCCGCAGTTTTAAAAGCATTTCTTGCAAGAATCATTGATAGCATTACTGTGGGTTCCGGAAGAGTCGAAAAAATAGTATTCAAAAATGGAATAGTTCAAGAGTTCATATACAAACAATAAAGAGCCACCGCTTTTACAGTGACTCTTTTCTTTATAGCAGTTTAGTTGACAATGTATGAAAATCCGGTCAAAAGATAAACATGGCATCCCCAAAACTGA